AAAAACAAATCCCAATGCTTGATGTCATAATCTTTGAATGTGCCTAGTTTATGTTCATCGTATACTCTAATACAATACTGATTGTCGCCGCAATAGATGAGGCAACCAGTTAGTCCGTTTGCTGATTTGATATTCATAATTTTAGTCCAAAGTGTTTTTGTAATATCGTAGTCTGTAGTTTCAATCTACGCTCCTAAAATGTCTTACTATCATTTCCACGCCTTCTGCGCGACTAATCATATCACGTAACATTGGATGTAATGCTACGCAACACTCTGCAATAATCAATTCAGCGAACTTTTCCTGCCACTTGTCTCTCTCAAATGCAAGACTAAATTCCTGCGTAGCCTGCTTGGCAAGTTCAAGGATTCTTTCGTTCATTTTCCTGTAAAAATTTTCTTCATTCGTTGTTGCCACTGTAGTGCATAGTTTTCTTCGTCAAACTGGGGGCTTAGTTCAACATTTTCATCTGTATCAGAAACCCACACCCAAACACCATTCCATTCATCAAAAATTAATCGCATTTTCCTTCCTCAATTCAATACTTTTCTAGTGTTAGACTGTCGCACATTCAGCTTCATGCAATACTCCAGTGTACGGGCTATTCAACCATCGTGCGTAACTCTCTGCTTGATCACTAATTTTAGTCAATTCAAACTTTGCACAAAACTTCATAAAGTGAATTCCCACGTTAGGAGTCGGTTTATGTCGTACTTCTTGGCGAATAACACTGTCTACCGCATCTTTTACATCCTGTGGTTGTGCGGTAAGATCGCATAGAACAACATTCCGCTGATAGTCATCAAGTACGCGATGTTCAACACCTTCATGATCAACCCAGCGCTGCAACATCATGTTGTTCCAGTTGAAACCTTTGGATACACGATCCGCGTATGCTTCTACAAGACCTACATTCTTCTTAGTGCTTTTTGTACGTACACCAGGGTACGCACTAAACACGTTATCGCTGGTATCGCCTCGCATGCACTTTTCGAAAAGTAGATATTGTGGATCACCTAGCTTCTTGTGGCCGCCTAGCTTCTTATCTTTGACTTCACGCCCACGATCATCATAGTAGCCATCAATCGTAATCAAGTGTCCACTAACACTGCTGTATTGTTTTACATTTGGTGCGATCAATTGTGCAAAGTCACCGTCACTACTAACGATGTAGTGTTCATCATCTGGATGTAGGTGGACAAACCTGGCGATAATGTCATCTGCCTCTGCTGTTGGACAACGTAGCACACTAACATTGGTCTTGTCCCGTAGATAGGACGTAAGGTGTTCGTAAGTTTCCCAGAACATTTTGTCCAGTTCTACTTCTTTGGGAGTAAGGCTGGCTTGCTTTACTGCACGATTACGCTTGTAAGGCTCATAATAGTCTTTGCGCCAGCTACGACCCTCTAGGCAAAATACCACGTGGACAGGCTGACCATTTGAGTATCGCTTGATGATGCTCTGCACACTGCTAAATGTTAGATGCAGTGCCATGCCGACTTTTTCCCAGTCATCAGTAGTACGACTAGCAACATATCGACTTTTGAAGAAAGTGTTTGCACTATCAACCAAGATATATTTCATGTATAAATCCAAAAAGTTCAAATCAATGACAGATTATACTACAGTTGAGCTATAAATGTCAAATAGTTTCATCGAGTAAACTGAATTGCGGACATCGGCGCGGATACCATTGAAAATGGTACAACAAATCCGCCATATTCATGCCACTTAGATCCTAGTGGTTTTCCACTTTTAGTAAAACAGAGTTTCAGTGGAGAGTTGGTATTTACCGGCCATTTACTGTACACAGAATATGGGATAAGCATAAAATATAGTTTGTAATTATCTTGCCTAGAACAAATACAAATACGTAGTGTGCCAGTTTTGTTTTTTACTCCACCAATACTTACGGTCAGTGTTGGTTGATCAATATTAGCACTGGTCATTACAAACTTACAATCGGTGCCATCTTCGAAATCCATTGACATTGAATTGAGACTACATTTTTTAGTGTGTGACATAAATTCAGTCAATGCGTTTTCCCACACTGCTCCTGTGGCAATTTCGCCGGAATTTATATGCTGCATCAGCAAATCTCTATCATGATTATCGTAACCTCTAATCGCCAACAGATCAAATAGCGTTGGATCCGATTCCAATTTTGACCTGTAATAATTCAAGTCCATGATTGTGCCCTCAACAATAGTGTTGAAAAAGTAGTATATGATGATTTTTACAAGTAAGAAACTTTAGCTAATTTCCGTGCGACCGTTACCTAAGTCTCTTGTTTGCACTCTGCGTAGTTCATCTGACTCACGCTTAGCTGGATCTGCGGTTCGTTGTTCATAAATCTCTAGTGCAATATTTCGGCAAACTGTTTGAAACCATCTATCGACAATAATTTGATCGGTGTCGTCGTCACGTTGTTTATAGCCAGACTTGATTAGATTGATAATAAACTTATCATTCCAGTCTAGCTCAAAACTACCAGAATTGATGTTACTAGGATCCACATCCACTGATAGAATAGCAATATATGGTTCTCCTGCCTGTGTAGCTATCTCTTTGGCTGTGAGATTGCTAGTAGGCTGTGACTTTTTCTTGGTTTTTCTTACAGTTGTTGATTTCTTTTTAGCGGTAACTGTCTTAGATACATCTGGAGTAGGAACAACAGGTGATTCGACACTTGATGATTTTGTGAATATATTTTTTAGCTTATCAAACATAGTTACATATTTAGTTTACTGTTTTAGTAGCCATACTAAATGCTCATCCGCATCGTGCCAACGATGTTCGATCACGGGCTCACCCGGACCTGCAAAACCCAACGTTCCACAATAGGCAAAATCCAGCCATATAAGTTTTTTTGAGATGGCACAGCGGCGTGGGAACCAACAAAATAGTAGTTCCCATCGCGCTCTTACTGACCATAATGATTCGCCGTACCACATACTATGGAGCTCGTTTACTGATTGAACGTTCATAAAGTTTTCTACTGGCTAGATTTTTTGCCTTTGACTCGCACATGATATCTGCCCATGATTGATGCTGTAGTGCCCAATCGTTTACCGCATTATTCCAATAAAAATCACTATGGGCACGAAGTTTTTGTTTCTTATGTCCAGACTCCAGTAATGATGACAGTAGAGGCATATGATCGGCCGAATGGTCAGGCAGAATATCCTCTCTACTTACACTGAAATGAATTACAGGCCGTACGCCGCGCCAGCTATCGATAACACGCTGAATACGCACATCATCTGGCATGATATATTCACCTTCTCTGATCCAATGGTGATGGATGTCAAGTACAGTTGGAACCAAATCAGCTAGTGACAGACAATCATTTAGACCGTAACTGATTTCTTCGTTTTCGAGGGTGATACAGTTACGTGCTTCTGGACTAAGCCTGTTGTAAACCAGTCTAAAGCCCTCTGGTCCTTTCTTGCCGGCAATGTGTACGTTGATTTTGAAATCCTGGAATTCCTTACCGTAGCCCATCCATCTAGCCATAGTTGCATGATACTCAAACTCCTCGATACTTGATTCTACTACTTCTGTACGATCACTCGCCAAAACGCAAAACTGGCCAGGATGAAAGCTAAGACGCACACCACTGGAACGAGCATGTGCGCCAATGCTAGCAAAAACAGTAGAACAGAAATCCCTAACATCGGGTTGATCATAAAAGTAGCGCCAAGTAGGCTCAGTAAAAACAGGCAGTATATCGCTGCTAAGCCGAACCATCCTAAGATTTTCATGTTGTTCTCCTACACGTTCAACTAGACGCCTGGTAGCCTCAGTGTTTTGTTTTACCAATGACCAAAGTTTGTCTTCTGCTACAGACCTGGACTGGCGATTCAACCAAGCAACGGTGGTTGTGCCGGTGTTGTACTTACGTGCATCGTCATTAGGTTTTACACCATCAACTTGTCCTGGATGATCTATCCATTTACATGCAAAACCAATTTTTTGTGTCATATTTATATCTATGGAGTTAGTAGAAGGCAATCTTATCATACTTTCTATTATTATTCAATATCTATAGCGCATAATGTCCAGGATCCGTAACAATATTCTGTTTGTCCATCATAGATTTTCCAATGTAGCTTGTTTATTTTTTTGCCGCGTCTGGCAATTATAAACTCCACTGTAAATTCGGTATTGTACAGTAATTTGTTCCTGAATGTTACGTCTAGTGCTACGCTTACTGTTCTATTACGCTCAATAATGGCACGTTCTAGACCACATGCCTTTAGCCATTTTGGTAACAAACTCAGGATGTATCCACCCTGCACAGCACCTACATCAGTATGTACGGGTCCATTGTCATCCGTTATCTGTGCAAAAGCTAAAACTTGATCTAGGGTAAATGATGAAGTTATTTTATATATGTCGCTCATGCAGTAGAGGTTTGTATCCTAAGGCGTTGCTCATTTTCTGCATCAACCACACGTTTTCTAAGACTGCTGCTTGAAAAACTATGATCTCTACTGTTATATACTACCTTGATTCCTCTGTTTTGGCAAATTACCTTTCCAGTGAAATCCTGATCTTTGTATTCCACGCCTAAGATTCTAACATCAACTGGCAGTGTTAGTAGAATGTCCTCTAAATCTTTCTCAGTATTGTATACCACAACCTCATCTACATATCGAACTGCGGCAAGACTAATCTGTCGTTCTACAATGCTTTGTATTGGCGAATTTTTAGAAGGGCGATCCCACTGTGCATTGTTTTGTAGGCCGCAGATAAGATAGTCACAGTGATTTTTTGCTTCACTCAACATTGCTATGTGTCCAGCA